TTAGCCATTAATGCAATATGCGCCGTCATATTTGATCGTTGCGTTATTGGGTAATACACCTGTAATTCTTGAATTAGTTGAATAGCCATCCCTCACGTTATTACCTTTAACATTAGCAACTGTGTAATAACCAGTCTCTTTTTTATACGGTACATTGTTTTTATCGAGTGTATAACCTGCTGGCACTGGTGAATTCTTTTCATTTTTAGCTGGTGTTTTAACATTACTGATACCTGATACACACTTCCAATAAAAATAACCACACCATTTAAGATGCGGTGTAGCGACTGTAATATTTCTATGTTGTTGAGATATATGTATCGAGTGAAGGGCAAAAAGGATATCAATTGCAGGATAAGTGTTAGGTTACTAGGCCACTTAACAGGCTATATAGTTCACTCCTACTATATACAGTTAATTATAACATAAAAAGCACCCCGTAAACTATTATACGGGAATGCTAAAGTCATATATACTACGGGGGAGTAGTATGAAAACTATGCTCTCTATCATAAGAAAAAAACACCCAGTGACATGCTTGGGTGAACAAGGATAGATGTAAATAGTTGATGCATGTGTAACACATCATAGCAAAAAACTAGCCCGAAAGCTAGCTATAACATACAATCTAAAAAGACGTCCTTTGAATACGTCTAGAAAGATTATAACATAAAAAAATAGGCAAGTACCGAAGTACCTGCCTAAAAAAGGATTATCCACTTTTTCATCCTAACTGATTTCTCCCCATAAGTCACCTAATATCTGATTAGGTGGGGAAGGACCATTCGTGCATGAATGAGAATTTGATGAAAGATAATTTTCACTACACATATTCAATCAAGACATTGCTTTCTATAATAAACAACTATTTTGTTTTATTTCTTTTCTATAACAACCTTTGTAATTAAGTTGAATCCAGGGTTTTTAATATGCTCTGATAAATCTGGGACAACAAAACCTTTTTCTGTTATAGGGAAAGACTTCGTTTCTTCTTTTTTCTTATTCTTATCATAATAAGTGACTTCGATCTTTGCGCTTGGATCTAATTCAACTACTCTAAACTCTTTATATGCTGTCGCATCTAATGCCCATTCGACATAGTATTCAATTTTTTCTTTTGTAAGTGTAGTCCCAGGTTTAATAGGAAACTCGACATAACGAGGGGATAGCAATTCATTTCCTTTACCATCAACTCCAGTCACATTTACCATCAAATACGGGCCTGTTGGTTCAAAATAACTCGCGTCATCGCCTTTTTTATATTTTCCTTTGTCGAATGAACTTGATGCACTTACCTCATTAGTAATTGAAGAAAATGAGAATAATAACAATAAAACAGTTAAAAATAATAAACTTCTTTTGAGCATGGCGCTTCCTCCAAATATAATATATTTGTTTTTATTTATCTCTTTTTATAGCTAACACCCTTATTTAAGATGATAAATATCAACAACTTCATTTTATATTGAGAAAATATTAAAAATCAATAAAATATTAAAAGAAACTAAACTTACATTAAAAAATAATTAACAAATATTTAACATTTTAACCTAAGAATTAAAACACTTCTTTCACAATCAATCTCTCATGCCATATCCACTCATTATGATTGTTCCAATAAATGCGACACCAACCATCTATAATTTCAAACACATATATTAATGTTCCAGGCGCGTATACAGCCTGTCCAACATCGAATCTATAGTTAGTACGATTATCACCGTATCTAGTGGCTGAAGTAGCACCTAAGCCGTCGATTTTCGCATTAAAATAAGCACCTTTTGACCATTTAAGGTTATAAGGCGCTTTACTTCCAACTGTTATTTTACTTGCAGATTTACCGACTGCTTTTTGAGCAGGTGGTTTAACTTTATTTGTGATCTTATTCATTAAGCCCTCACTTTTATACTTAGGTCTAATAAAGTGAGTACAGCCGTAATAATTATCCCAACGTAACTTTGCAGGCGTATTTGCGTTACCGTCATAGTTCTGTTCCAAAATTAAAAATTGATTTGTATTACCACCATTAAACACTAAACCAATATGACCGTATTGTTTATATATTCCTTTGGTAAATACAGCCACATCACCTATTTGTGGAACAAACGATGGTGTGTTTTCATATACTGTTGCCATGTTTTTAAAATCGTTATTGATTGCATCTTTTGCATTTCCCCACATTCTAATTTCTAACAACCAATAAATGTAATCAACTGCTAAATCTGCACATTGGTAACCATACCAACCGTCAAAATCAATATATCTACCTTGATACCAACGTAACCTTGCTCTTGCTTCACTGTATGTTTTCATTATTTTACCTCCTAGTATTTTCTTCTTGGTTCTTCATATTCTAAAGCTTGGTGGCTATCACCTATACCTTTAGTAGTCGGGTCTTGAATCACACCAGTTAATACTAAAAATCCTAATATAGCGTTTAAACCGTCTGTTAATTGCTCTGTATAAACTTGAATATCATACCCAATAGCTTTGGCGATGTTTTGAGCAAATAAAAAGATAGCTGACAATATCGCTACCCAAAATGATTTTTGTTTCATTCTAATTTTCCAATTAATCATATTCTTATCTCCTTTTATCCAAAATAAAAAGACGACTAATAAGCCGTCTATTTGATATTTATATTATGGTGTGTTAATTTATATATAGAAAAAGGGCAACATGCGCAAACATGTTACCCTAGTGAGCCCGTTAAAAAGACGGTGGCTATTTTAGATTAAAGATTAAATTAATAACCATTTAACCATCGAAACCAGCCAAAGTTAGCGATGGTTATTTTTTATTGCTTAATTCAATAAGCTTGATTACTAGACCTATCAATGCAATAAGGAATAAACCAAACTGCAACATGGTACTAATTGTAATCATTAGGCGTCTCCTTTCTAAAGATTTCAGTAATGCCAACATAGGCACCACCTCCTTATACTCAGATAGCCACCATCTATCCAACTTGCTCACTTCTGCATATTACCATAATTACAACAATAAATAAAAAGCCAGTGCCGATGCACTGACCAAAAACATTATTTACATTTACCGAACCAAAAACATGTCCAGAAACTATAACCAAAGATTAGTTTAAACATTTTATTCACCTCTCTTATATGCCCATAAGCATACGCAATAATGCTATAATTAGCGACCCAAATATTGTCCCAACTAAACCAAGCACCCACATTTTCATATCACGTATGTTCTTATCATTTTCTTTCTTATTCTTTTCATCTATTTCTCTTTCTTTTTGAATAGCATCTAAGGTTTTATCTAATTTAATGTTAACTTGCTCTTGGGTTTTTGACCTAATTTAATTTCGTTGAGTGTGCTGAGCATTGTTTTATCATTCTCTTCTAACCTTCTGATGCGCCATTCATGTTCGTGTTTTTTGAACCACCCCAATTCAGTACACCCGCTTTCTAAAAGAATAAAGATTATGAGTATCTAACTCATAGCTTTTCATACTGTTTCAGTGTTAACTGTTACCTCTGGAGATAAATCTGATCTTTCAACTACTTCTTTAACTACTTTCACACGTTGTTTTTTGTTAGTTAATTGATATAACAAATTTAACGTCTCCGCAATTTTCTTAGCGTTTTCTTCAGATTTAAAATCTTGAGCATGGTTAACCATTTCAGAAGTTGTAAAACTTCCTGTGAAATCTTGATATACTACACGTTCTGTACCTTCTTTGTCGATTTGTACTAAAATAAACCTTTCTGTATTGTTGATAATTTCTTTTGCCATAATTAAATGACCTCCTTAAATTTTTGTATAAAAATAGTGCTAAAGATTACTCTTCCTCAGCACATTGTTGATTTTCTTTATTTTCTTGTATATACGCTTTTAACATCGCGTTTTCTTGTGTTAACCTCATAATTTCCTGTGATAAATAATGAATTGTATATTCAGGATTAGCTTGTAATCCTTGTTTGTTATCCTGCATTCTTTGACTCCTCCAATTTCTTGATTCTTAGTTGTTGTTCTTTGATAACAGGGATAAGATGAATCCATAGACGATCATACGCTATACCTTCAATTTCTCCTTTGTCATCATACGTGACAAACTCTTTTAATCCTAAATTCTCCACCTCTTCAGCAATCAAACCTACGTATCTATCAAGTTTATAGGTGTCTTCCGATAATTTTCTATCTTCTCTCAGCTCTCTAGCTAAAATTTCAGACTCAGCTTTATCAAACCACGTTCTAATAGGTAAGTTAAGAATAGCTTTTGAATGTTCCAGTTGTTCATCTCTATCGTTATATTGATTTTCGATAGATAACTTGTATTTACGCGCTGATGTCGAACGCCCAATTGTGCCAGCAGAAGTAATATGCAAATTAGCTGCGGCCGAATAAGTACGTCTATAAATTGAGTTAGAAGCTATCCTATCTCCTGCATCATCTGAACCTACAGACAGTAGGTCTGTACTCTGTATATGAATATACCTATTACCATCACGTCGTTTCAGCATATTAAATTTGCCATACCCTGCTTCGATTGTTGTATCTCCACCTGTTGCATATCGTCCATTAACAATTTGAACAAGACCTTTATTTCTTTCTTTAGAAAACCTGATACCCGCACCGTAATCATAGTTCTCATCAGAACCAAACATAATATAACCGTCACTCGAATAAGCATTATCTGCATTAGACAGCGTGAATGCAAATCGGTTTAATCCAGGCACTTTGTCTGTGTTTGGATATAAATACACCGGTGCCTGTTTGCTTTTGATATTCGATGAAGCGTAAGACTCCAGAACAACCCGATTATTATCTGACGTTAGTGCAACGACACCACCATAGGAATTGATTGTTATGCCATTCATACCGCTATCACTGTAAGTTTTATCCCACCATTGAATAGTACCGGATGAACCTCCGTCTTCGCCTTCTCCATCAATATATGTTGAAATACCAAAATGTGACATATAAAGTGAACCGCCTGCGGTATTATTTCTAAACCTTAGATGTCCATCTTTAAGACGTGTGAATATATCATCGGTTGATCGTTTGCCTTTCCAAGTTCGTTGCACAATACCACCTAGTTCAATAGAATCATTCTGTATTTGAACATATCTGTTATTGTTACCGCCTTTAATTCCAATTCTATTAACATTGATATCAAGACCCTCTCTTGATAAATTAAGGCTGTTGACAATATCGGTTTTATCTACTTTATCTCGCATATTTTGGATAAGAAGGTTTATTTCTCTATTACCGTTAATATCAATTTTATCAGCATTTAATCTAATACCACGTGGCCCCACATTTAAAGCTTGAGCCACTCCGTTATCATCATATCTGATTGTTGTTCCATCTGTAACGTTTTGGACAATCTCGTTTAATATATTTGAAAGTGTACGATTGGTTGCATTAAACTCTTCTTTAGTAGTTCTTAATTTGATTTCCTTACCATTTTGTATAATTTGAGAACCATAGCGAGTCAGTGTTCTCCTCTGTGCATCTGTGCTTTCTTTGACCTTGTTGTCTGTATAAGCATTAGCTTTCTTTTCAGCGTTTCTAGCCTTTAGTTCTGCGTTTTGTTTTGCCTCTTCAAGTTTAGCTTGAGCATCTTGTATAGCGCGTTGCTCTTCTTCCGAAATTTTACCATCAGCATACGCTTGCGATTCCTTCTCTTTAAGATTATCTTGAGCATCAATGTATGATTTTAAAGCTTCTTGCGCTTCTTGATTTGCTTGTTCAATACTTGCTTTAATCTCAGGATTATTGGACAAATCACTTAACTGGTCATCAGTATATTGTTTTTGTTCTTCCAATCCGTTTCGATATTCGTTTAACGTAACTTTATCTTTGATTTCACCTTTTAAAGTCGTTCTCTCAGCTTCAGCAGTATCTAAACGTTCAACAATACCGTCTTTGTCTGTTTTATAGTCCGATGTTTTTACATAGTCACGTAATTGTTCTTTTGTGGATTCTCTAGCTGCTTCAATAGCTGATTTAACAACATTAGGTTCTCCGACTAACTGCAAATCTTCATTCACCGTTAAACCAAATTTTGTTGCTATTATTTCCAACGCTTCTTTATATTTTTCATCAGTGTATTGTGACTGTAATAATTTAAATCTATCTGAAATGGCGATTTTGACATCTTCTACATCTGTATAAACATCTTGTAATTTCTTTCTATACTCAAGAAATAAAGTTTTTGTATCTACCAACCGACCAATCGTTGCAGTTTCGGGTGTCATAGATTCTAAATTATTTTTAATTTGATTATAAACATCAATCACAGCGTCTAAACTTGCTTGTAAGTCCGCTTTCAAATCATTATCTACTAAGTACTCGCTATTCAGTAATTCTGTAGCTTCTGACAAAAGACTAGCGTGTTGTATAGATAAATTAATAAAAATATTGTTTAATTCACTGAATAGCGCTTTCTCTCTTGTTATACCACCTAATTTTTCAACATCATTTGGTGTTGCTTCAATCCATCGACCATTCCAATATCTACGCAAGACAGCAACATCAGGGTTACTTGTATCATACCAAAGCGTATCATTGACTGGATTTTCTGGCGGTGTATCACTTTTATGAATTTTGCGTTCAAAGTATTCTAATTCACCATCTACAACATCTTTTACTATAGTATTGATATTGCTAATATTGTCGTTTAATTTTTGGTGTATTAGGTTTAATCGCTTGTTAAACTCTTCTCGTAATTCTGATTCTTTGAACTCTTTAGGTTGACCGAATGTATATGTGCTATTTTCTGAAATTATGTTATATTCTTCAGCAATAACTTCTGCCTCTACATACAATGGCGGGTTAAAATCTCTATGTTTTACTCTGACTGTATCGCCAATTGATATAATCTCGTGCGGATACGTAACTTCCAAATCAGTAGAAGTAATCTCATATGACATAACTGCCGACTTACGTTTATTTAACTCTGTTTTGGCTAAAGAACTTAATCGTGTTTCATTCATATTTTGATCATCTGATTGTGGTTCATATATCCCCCAAATATAGCGCATAGGTAGGTTGAATTGACTTTGCGCTTCGTCATCTGTCACAACTAGCTCTAAACGCTTCCCTTTGTCATTTTCAGGTCCCACAGCAATTAATGCTGTTTTGATTTCTGACATATCAATCTTCCTAGTTAACCCGACTAAATCTTTACCATATTCAATTTCTTTACCTTTGAATAAGCTGTTTTTCTTTTTGAGTACTACATATCTACCTTTGACGGTATTAGAGCTAAGCTCAATATAAAAATCTAAAACCATTTTATAGGTTGTACATAATTGCTTTAAAACTTCATATCTAGTTTGATAAGAAGTCCATGACGTAGTACGTAAGCCATCGTATTCGGTTTGTTCAGAAACTTCCCAACCTGTATCGCTCAACACATCTTTCAATGCTTCTGAAGTTGTCTTTTTCTCAAATTTTCCTGGTGCATACGGTTTAGCTGTTGTTATATCAGCAAGATAAGACGCTATACATTCTATCTCTGTGTAGCCGTCCATCGTATCTTGAACCCAGTTAATAATAAATTCACGCCATTGTTTGTTTGAATCCCTTATAATAACACGATGTCGTTCACGGAACTTTTCAGCTCTTTCTGATGATATGAGCAGTTCAAGCATTTCTGAATTGTCATTAACATTACGTTTATGAATCGCTCTAACTAAGGAAGGGTCATCAGTAGAAAGGAAATCTATAATCTTGTCGTTAAAATCTAAAACATGTATCACACTCTCATCTCCTTTCTATAAATATCTATCTTGCCATTTAACCGTCGTATCAAAGACGTTTTCAGGTTGTATGATTAATTCACTGTACCCAGAATCAACATTGAAATAATTACTTCCAAACGATTTCTCGCTCAACATTGGTTCCTCATTGATGACAACACTTTTTGCTTGCATATCTATTTTCACTAAATCACCTTTTTGTATAATGACATCCCTTGCGCCTTTCGGTTTCGGTAGAATCTCCGTATTGAATGAACCTAATCCATTCATCTCCATCCACTTATAACCGTTATACTTCGCACTATAGATAGCTATGATAGAAGCTGGACGCTGATAAAACTTACCGCCATCTATCCACTCTTTCTCATCCATATCAATAGGTTTACGTCTATCTGGGTCTTTAATGTGATCAAATTTCCAAGTTTTAATAGAAAATTTATTACCTACTCTTCTGAGCCGCATATAAACAACGATTCTGTCCAAGTTATACATTATCGGTTTATTCTGATAGTCGTATATCTTTTTGGGGTCTCCTTTTTGGTTATACAACGTAACAACAATATGTCCTATTTTTCTATCATGATATTTATTTTCATAACCAATAGAAGCAAGTAACTTACCATCACTATCATAAATATGTTGTGCTGTTCTTCCGGCACCTTTACCTTTTTGTTCAACAATACATTTATAGGTAATTTGAAAATCTGTCATCGCTTTAGGGAGCCCTCGTTTCGTGCCAGCACCAACCCAACCTTTTGCATCAGGAAAATTAGTTGCTTTATATCCTTCGCCAAGATTGGATATCACAAAGTCACCGCCGACCTTACCACCTAAGTCATTACTTGGAATATCTTCAGTAATCATCTTAGTCCAACCTTTGAAATCACGAAACTCACTATGATAAACAGGAGGCATGTAATCCTTAACTTCTTTGGTTACCTCATCATCACCAACCATAAAATAATCTTCATCATTTTTAGTAATCATAAAGTAACTAGATGGTTTAATTGCTCGGGCTTCAACAATTAAAGGAGTGTCAGCAGTCCCACTATTTACAACTGAAACTTGGTCTGAAATCGCAGTATTTTTATTTCCTGTTACTGAATATTTGTAAGGGTCTGTTAGTACTACTTTGATAGTGAACTTAACAGGTATTGTAAATTCTTTGTGCAGCTTTATTGGTCCTTCGAAATAAGCGTTCCAGTACCAATCTTTAGATTTGAATTGTAATTTAACTTGTTCCTCGTAGTTAAAAAACTTTACTAATTCATTCAAGACGTCATCATGTGTTTTAATGCCGTTGTGAGATAAATAGTCATTACGTACCACCAAAGGTATATCAAAACTATAAGATTCAAGCCTACGCCCTTTATATATAGACCCCGAACGTCCATCTACATTTTCTGTTTTTAAAACATAATTAAAAGAGGGTATTTCAAACCCTCTTTCGACATACAACCAAGGAATTGTTTTGTTGTTCACTTTAATAGTGTCTATCATTGAATAGCAATTCCTCCTTTTCTAAACTTTACTTTTGTTGATTCTTGCCTTTCTCGCTTTTCTATAGACGCGTTCACCTTTTTATCAAAAGCGTATTCGTCAATAATCGGCTGATAATCTTTATCTGCAATCACATCGTTAGATTGTGCTATTTTCAGTAATAAAGCTATTTGTTGTTGCTGTTGTTCAATCATTTTCAATAATAAGCTAGGATCATCAAACCCGTTTAAGTCTGATAATTGGCTAGGACGCTTATTTTTACTCGCTTTTTTCCCTCTTACTTCTGCTGCTGCATAATGCAAAATCTTCATTGCATCATTTCTACGAGCTGGATCTGTTGGAATAATCCATTCTGGATGACCGTCTTCACCTAAGTTATACCAACCATCAAAAACTTTTCCACCTGTAGCATATGCGTAATCACCAGCACGTTTAAAACCACCCCAACCATATCGTCCAACAATGTACTGCATTGCTGAGATACCTTGATGTACTGGATTATTATAATTAGTGTACCCTCGTTTAGCGTTAGCTCTAAAAGTTGAGCCGATAATTTGGAATAATCCTCTAGACGGGTCTCCTCTTTGAGCATTAATATCCCAATTATTCACTGCATTTGATTGATAGTTGCTTTCACGCTTTGCAACTCGCATCATCTGGTCATGAATCCACTTACCTTTATAACGTCCTCCTAAAATACTTTGCGCTTGTCGGATTACTCGGCTGGCATAAGTTGCACCACTTCCAGAAGTAGCATCACCGCCACCAATTGATAACCTACCTTTTTTCTTTGCATTTCTTAAATATGGTTCAGGGTTAAAATGGCGTCCGTTTCTCCTCATTTCAAAATGTAAGTGTGGTCCTGTACTAAATCCGGTATTACCAGTTAAACCAACAACATCGCCGGGCTTTACCATCGTGCCACTAGGTGGTGATTTGCTAAAGTTTTTCAAATGCGCAAATAGCATATCGATAACGCCACTAGTAATTTTTACATAGTTACCATAACCACCAGACATAAACGGCATTCTTGTAAGTCTACCACCCATAGGCGTTCTAACTTCTTGATATACAAATGGAAAATCGACACCTTCATGAAATGGTCTTCCAGTTGCAGCGGTATAAGCTGCGGTACGTCCATAATGATAATTAATTTTGTCAGGGTCTAATATTCCGCCGACTAAATCGCCACCGCCCATAGCTTCTAAATTTTCTTTTATCCAATCAGTAGCACTTTTCTTAATCTTAGACCATGCAGCTTTTGTTATGTCGCCTGCAATTCCCATTCCTTTAGTTAAAGAATTGAAATCAATTCCAAAAGCTTCAAGTATATAATTTAAAAGTTTTCCTGGATTTTCAATAAAATCTAAAACATCGCCAACTTTATCGCCAAGCCATTTGGTACCTTTACCTATTTGATCTTTTGTCCAGTTAAATGCTGATGATGCACCGGACTTAATATCTTTCCACATAGTACCTAAACTAAATCTTGGAAGAGTTCCGTTTAACATTGAATAAGTTTGTGCACCGTTATATACTTTTGAGCCTTTAGGTAAATAAGCAGTAGTATCTGTATTTGGTGTGATTACACGTTTACCATTAGGGAATTCAATCATTTCGTTTCTAAAACCATTTGGACCATTTCCGCGTCCCTTATCTCCAACTGTAGCGAATGTGTCACGTGCAATCTTACCGTTCTTAACTAATCTTGTAGTAGTATGTGTGTGCTCTGTACCAGTATGTAACTTAGGTATTTTATCCATGCCCAACTTACCACCGACCCAGTTTAAACCGTCGATTAATTTATTAAGTCCTTTTTTAATAGCATCTACCATACCGCCGATATGACTTTTAATTTTGCTGATAATACTTTGTAAGCCGTCACGCATATTTGTAAAAATTCCACGTACCTTACTCCATAAACGGCTAGCAATTCCTACCGTATTATCTTTAATGGAATTCCAAATATTTGACATCCAATTTCTTAAATTACTAAAAATTTCTTTCGTCGCATTCCATAAATTAGTAAATTTTGATTTGACGCCACTAAATAATGACTGCGCTTTTCCTATCGTATTCGTACGGATACTACTCCAAGTATTAGATAACCAATTTTTCATATTCGTGAAAATTGATTTGACACTATTAAATAAGAATCCAAAAATACTTTTTGTCGCATTCCAAATTGCTGATAAAGATTTACTGAATATACTTTTTATTACGTCCCAAATACCTGCTATTAATCCTTTTAGCAATCCGCCAAAGTACCTAACAACGCCAAGTATTTTGCCTACAAACCATAATTGAATTAAATTCCATATTAATTGAACGACTCCTTTAAGAATCATAACAATCGCATCCCAAACTCCTCGCCAATCTCCAGTAAATAAACTTGAGAAGAACTTAATTAAACCTAGTATGATATTTAAAGCTCCTTGTATCACACCTTTTATATTCTCCCAAGTACTGACAATTAAAGCTTTAACCGCCGGCCAAATAAATTGCATCACTTGCCAAATCGCGAACATGATTGGTTTAATTACAAAATTTATAATAAATTCAAATATAGCTTTGATAAAATTGCATATATTTTGAAGCGCTTGAACAATAGAAATTCCGTTTTCATTAAAGAATCCATTAATTTGACTCCAAATATCTTTAGCAAAATCAACTATTGCTGATATCGCTTGTTTAAAGATGTTTTTAACAGAATCAATGAAAGGTTGAATAAATTGAATAAAATTACTAAATGTTTGTTTAACACTTTCAATTGCACCATTAACAAAATTTCTGAAAGTTTCAGATTTCTTATAAGCAATTGTAAATGCGACTGCTAAGCCAGCCAAAACACCTAATACAATGCCAATTGGACCAGTTAAAGCCGTGAAGACAGTTCCTAATATAGGTACTTTAGTCGATAAAAAACTAATTAATCCATCAGCCTTTGCAATACCAGCTAATAGTGGGGTTAATACAGTTACTGCATTGCCAATTGTACTTATAAATGCGCCTAATCCAAAAACTACAGGACCAATTGCAGCAGCAATACCACCGAAAATAACAATTGATCTTTTAGAACCATCACTTAAATTGGAAAACCAATCAACCGCTATAGATAGCTTTTTGATTAATTCTTCCATTACTGGTGCAAACGCACTTTCAATAGAAGTCCATACATCAGCACCTACTAATTTTAATTTATTCATTGCTACTTTAAATCTTTCGGAGCCACTTTCAGAATCTTTAAACGTTTGATTTACTGTGCCTTGGGAATCTTCGATAGTTTTTAAAAATTCTTGATAACTAAAACGACCACCTTTAATAGCATCTGCTAAATCAGGACCTGCTTTTGCACCAAATGCTTCAATCGCTAAACTTGTTGCGCTAGCTATATCCGGCGTCTTTTCAATTTCTGCTAATGTCTTCTTAAATTCTTCTCTTGGATTTTTACCAGCTTTACCCCAATTGGATATAGCTTTTTTCAAACCACTGAAGGCTATTTCAGTATTAACACCTGATTTCTCCCATTGAGAGAATAAAGCGATTGATTCTTTCATCTCAAAGCCCATAGCCCTCATTGGAGCACCGTATTTAGTAATGCTATCAGCTAATGTATCAACACTTATACCGCTAGCCTGTGCTGCTTTCGCTACCATATCAAGTACACTTTGATACTCATCAGCTTCAATACCTGCATCACCCATTGCACGCGTAATTAATTGAACGGCTTGTACGCCTTCAGAACCTGTTATGTGACTAAATTTCAAGAATGACTCTGTGGCACTCTCAAGTTCTTTGCCAGTGAAACCTAACCTTGTGTTAACTTCCCCTAAAACACCGCCTACAGTCTCAGCATCTGCTGGAAAGTTGCCATAAACATCTTTAAATGAATTCTGCAACTTCTTAAGCTCTCCGCCGGTTGCTCCTGTTGCTTGGGTAACTGTATCTAAACCTTTATCAACTTCTGCAAAAGCTTTTCCTGATGCTGCTGCAATACCTAAAACAGGTGCGGTAACACCAATCATCAAACCTTTACCAATGGATTTTAAACCATCACCCATTTTTGTTAATTTAGGTCCCATACTTTCAAAAACTTTACTGGTTTTTCCCCAGCCACTTTCTGCCATTCTTTGAGCTTCAACTTGAGCTTTTTTGAACTCTTCAAACTCAGTTGTTGTTTTTTCTAGTTCTTTTTCTAAAAAATTCAGCTCATTTGCTTGTTTGTTATATTCTTGTCGTAATTTTTGAGCTTCCGCGCTGTTTTCGCCCTGTTCTTGAGATACCTTGCCATATTGCTTGGCTAAATCATCAACGTTTTTCTTATAACCTGTGATAGTTCCATCAAGTTCTTTAATCCTTTGTTTGTAACTATGAGTTGATTTTTCGGTATATTTGAAGTTGTTACCGGTTAACTTTAAGTCAGAATTTAAAGTTTTAAAGTTTCGTTTGATTTCTGCAAATGATCTATTTAAATTTGCTGCATCTAAATCCAAACCTATAGATAAACCTTTTATTCTTTCTCCCATTTTTTACCTCCTTTCTAAAAAAGTTCAAAAAAATAACCCTAACCAAACGGTTAAGGTTAAAACGCATCAATTAAAGCCTCTGCTTTTTCTTCAGAAATGTCATTGTTTTTATTTTGATATATGGAAAGTACATAATGAAATGGCATTTTTAAAACTTCGTTAGCGTCTTTACCATTTTCAATTAAGTCCATCATGAGAGTATCCATATTTTTCAACATTGCTTTATATGTTAAATCTTCAGGCTTTATTTCATGTTCTGGATAAAATTTCTAGTTTCCTCAGTTTGCTGACCTTGAGTAATGAAAATTACTTGTTCACGAAGTGCATTCATTCCATCAGGTGCATGCATACGTTCTTTTAGGTCTTTAACTGTGAATTGGTTATCGTAAATTTTTACAACCATATCCATCAATCTGTCAGCGATTTCTCTTGGTTTCATCGTGCTATTTTCGTCCTCAATATCATCGATTAAATCCATTGCTTCGTATACAATTTCAAATGAAATGAAGTGTGGTGTTAAGTACGTTTGTAATTTAATTTCATTTGCTTTCGGGTCTTCTACTAATTGAATAATGTTACGTTTTAATTTTGCCATTTTATAATACTCTCCTTATTTTCAAATAAAATAGAGGGGTTGCCCCCTCTTATGCTTCTACATTTATTGTTATAGTGTCACTCATATTACCAACTGTTGCTTTAACCGTAGCAATGCCTTGTGCTTCCGCAGTAACTTGACCATCACTATTGATTGATACAATATTCGTTTGATCTGTTGTGTATTTCAATAACTTACTTTGATTAGATGGCTCTACTACAACATTTAAATCGTATGTGTCGCCAACTTTAAGTGTTTTAATGCTATCTGGTATATTAACCGACTTTACCGCAGTTTCCGATGAAGCCGGTTTCGTTACAAAGTTTCTTCGCTATCCTCTGTCACGTTTCCAGTATATTCTTCGCCTAAAATTTTCTTTAAGAAAGCCTCTTCGCCTTTTTCACCGTCTCCATCATGATTTGTCATGTTAGCTGAATCAAAGATATACTTACGTACTGACTTTTTATTATCAACTAAAGGGAAAAGTGCCTCACCTTCAACCTCTTCACTTGAGAAATCCCAATCTTTCTCAGCCGTTTCTCCATCGATTTTAGGATTTGTAAACATAACTTTAGGTAATAAAACTGTTCTAAATGTACCGTCTCTACGCTCTTGTCTGAACCATACAGCTACGTAATTGTTTTGTTTACCTTGTTTCTCTTCGTAAACGCCATCTTCATCATAATCTTCATTAAAAACAATTTTGCGAATCTCTTTAGGGAACGCATGCATTTGTAATGAGATTTTACCTTCTCCGTCTGTATTCCCTGATTCAATTGGACCGCCATCAGCATAAGCTGTTTTTAGTTCTCCACCAGTTTCAACACCAATTTTTTGTAATCCTCTTGTTTTTGTAATATCACTATATTTTAATTCCGCGCCTTCTTTCGTTAATTTAGCGAAACCTAAACCAGTAATGTTAATATACGCCTTTGGCGCACTTGCATGTTTTACTGCCATTTAATTTTCCTCCTTATAAAAAATGCCCTCGTAAACGCGAGAGCTTCTATATGTTTTAAATTCTTCTATATATTCCGGTTTTCCATTTGAAACATTTCCCATTTTTAGTTCAGACCATAATAACTTTTGAATGCGATTAGATATCTTATTTCTTATGATTCTCGCATTATATTCATCATTGTACTTAACAAAAACATCTATTTGGACAATATAACTATATGCACACTCATCTCCGTCAGTATAAGTTGTAGGTATTGGGTCGTCGATATCGTCAATAACAATAAAAGGTACATCAGTATCTTTTACATTAGGGTATTTATTGAACTTAATATTATTGATATTTACGTGCTCTCTAATAATTCTGTCTTGACTAATCACTTCATGAACTTTGTACAAAATATCAATCACAATTTTTTCAACTCCCTTTTTAGCGTCTCAAAATACTTATTTTGCCCTTGTCTTATTGCTCTATTAACACCGCCCATAGCTTTAGGTTTGATAAATTTACCTGTTTCTTTTTGAACGTGTCCATATTCAATTAAATGTACGATTTTATAACGGTCTTTAGAACCTCGCCAATGAACAGTAATTGTACGTTTTCCGTTTATCCATTCAGGTTTACTAAAACTTACCTCATTAATTAATGCTCCCGTATCTTTTGAGGGCTTTAGTTGTTTTTTTACTTCTTCAACAATTACCTTAGCACCAGCTATTAACGCCTTATCTTGAACTTTTACCATCTCTTTTATGCCAAAACGTTTTTCTAATTCTCTTTCTAATGCTTTATCACCTATCACTTTCACACTCATGAACTATATCCTCCACGAATCATAATAAAGTCTTTATTATCCAAATCTGGTGATACTTGCTTTATATTCAAACGATTTTTGAAATATCTTGATTCAATTTCAAGATAATGTTCTTCACTGGGTAAATAATCACCTTGCGGATCACGAATATACAATTTAATGTCATTTTGGGTTCCGTTTGAGATAGCTTGTTCTAATTCACGTAACCAGACACCATCAATACTCGCCCAACAGCTATATAATAATTTTTCTTCTTTTTCTCCAGCTTCTGGACCATTATTTTCAGTATACTTATAAAAATGAACACGAGTATTTAAACGTTTAGTTGTAATTCTAGGTTTTTTAAACACTTTCTTCATCTTCTGATACCTCCATTAGAGATAACGAAAAATCTATTATTTCAGGTCTGTAATTATCGTTGAAGTGTTCTAATAAATCTTGATAAGCATATCTAGCGCGTATAAGTATCAATTCTTGACCTATTAAATTCTCTAATTCAAAAACTCCGCACTGATTTTTTATACGCTCGTACGACATTTTTAACAACTGCTTTAAGTACTCATCCTCTGAATTATGGTCAATCTTTTCAAGTGATTTAAATTTGACAAGCAAATCATCAATCGTCATTGTCTTCACCATTCAATAAGTCGACGATTTCACTTTTAACCATTGAACTAGACGCTTTTTTTTGTAATGATTCGCATAGTTCTAATAATTCTTGTTTTGTCAGCTTATCTAAAGGTACGATATAAACTTTGTCGTACTTATTTTTGATTTGATTTGTCAACAATTCAACACGAGGATTGTTATACCCTTCAGCTGGATACAACTCCCCTACTTTGTACTTGTGTTGATTGTGCTCTATGTCTTTAAAAGCTCTAACAACTTTAAATTTCACCATTTTATCACCTCATAAAATTTTATAGTGTTTCTTCGGTACCTTCTAAAGCTGGCTTATGTCCTTTTAAATCTAATTTCCAAACAGCAGCAACTTTATTATCTTTCGCTTTGCCGTAAGCAAATTGTTTTGCAGTGTATAAATCCATATCATCTAACGCAAGTGTTTCTTTAAATTTCTGAACATTAATACCACCAGCTAAATAACCATCATATAAACCTTTAACGTACGTTAAAACCTTACCTGCTTCTTGGACTGTAGACTCGATAACATTCAAATTAAATGGTAAAGCAGTAACATATACGCCATTTGCATTTAAATGTGTATACTGTGCTTGAACCTCAAAAGCATCGGACGGATTAACAACCATTGTTACATTACCTTTAACCGCTACTGATTTACCTTTCTCGTTAGTTGAGTGGTATTTAAACACTTGCATCAATTCATTAACCGTAGCGCGCGGATTAGCAATTGTAAGCGTACCTTGTTCTTCTTTCTCTGGATAAGCACCTTCAGTTACCGATACACCTTTTTGTACTTGACGGTTTAAGCCGATTGGTTGGTCTTTACCAGTACCTTTTAAGAACGCAGTTTCAAGCGCCACTGCAAATGCTTCTTCGATTTGAACACGAACAAATCTTTCAATCCACGCAGGACCAAAATCATTTAAATCTTTTGGTAAAACAACAAACGCTGTCAATTTATTTTGAATTGCTGTTTCTTCACTGAACGCAGCATCTAATTGACCTTTAATTTCACCATAGATTTTACCCCAAACGGCTACGCCAGAAGTTTCAGATTTTAAGAACTTCAAACGCAAACCAGCGTTTTTAATACCTAAATCAGCTAATAACGGATGATTCGTCGTCAAATCTTCAAAAATTCTATCAATTGTTTCTTCTGGCAAAAGTTTTTCTTCTTTATAGTTAACGTTTTTATTGATATCCATGAAGAAACTTCTTTGGTTTGCACTCAAAGATTGTGCTGATTTAGGTAAACTAGAAACTCTTTCAGCTTCTGCTTTTGCTTGTAATTTAGTTTCTTCAAATAGTTGGTTAATCATGTCACCGTACAATTCATTTTGTCTTTCTTGCGGTTCACCGTTGTTTACTGCATTAATAAATTCGTTTTTCGCATTTGCGAATGTTTCCGATAAATTTATAGTCATTTTATGACCTCCTATTTTTTGTATTAAAAAAGGAATCTTGAAAATCCATTTGCTGATACTTTACTATCTGCAACATCGATTTCTGATTCCTTTTCTTTCATATTTATTTTTTCAATTACTTTATTTGCTATTGCGTCAATATCAATGTTAACCTCTGGCGTTTTACTTACCAAAGCTGTTACACGATTTAATACATCTTTCGATAACACTTGTGTATTGCTTGCTACAATTTGCATATTGTCGTTTTCAAACATTTTACTATCCGCAAAACCTTGTTCAATGGCTTCATCAGCATTTAGCCACGTTTCCCTAGCCATCATTTCTACAAGTTCTTGTTTGTTTTTACCAGCTCTAACCGCATATGCCTCAGCCATTATTTGACCAACATGTTCTAATGTTTCTGCAGCATGATTTAGATCTTTCGCTTCTCCTTGCGCAATACTTGAAGGATTGTGAATCATCATTCTAGCAACCGGACTCATTTCGATGTGGTCACCAGCCATTGCGATAAGCGATGCCGCACTTGCTGCTATTGCTGTGATACGAACATTCACTTTGCCTTTATGAGCTCTTAAATGTGTATATATTTCACTACCAGCTACTAGGTTACCACCATTTGAGTTAATTATAATATCAACATCTTCATCACTAAATTCTAGTTGTGTTAAAACATCTTTAGGACAAGTCGAATCCATACCAAGCATTTCGTAAACCCATTTATCTTCGTTGGAAACGATGACGCCTTTAATCTCCGCTTTCATCTTCATCACCACCTTTCAAAGTGTTTTCATCTTTTTCTTTTTCATCATTTTCACCACTGTTAGCTTTTTCGTAGTTTTTAGTAATCAGGTATTCGTCTAATTCAGGATTGTCTGATGGTTCTTCACCTAACATAATCCGCACCTCATTCCTTGTAAATGAACCAGAACTTACAAGTTTGTCAATTGCTTCAGCATATTGAAGTGGGTCTTTTTTATTCACACCGACAATTTCTATTCTTGTATCTTTCAAATACATGCTTTGTGTTATGAGTTTCGCGTTTAATTCGTTCTGAATCTTTTTTAATAAAGGTGTTAAACAGAACTTCTCAAATACAAGCGTGTTCTTTTCCAAATCAGCTGTTTCTCCGTAAATCAAACCTGGAGGTATACCAATCATCAACGCAACATTTTTTATTGCATCTCTCATTAGCTCACTCAATTCAGAAAAAGGCATGTTACTATTCTTACCACCATTAGATAATTCCTCATAATCAAAACCTTCTATCAAAGGCGCGATTGCTAGTTGATTTTTATTAAAAGTATTGAATAATTTATTTGTGAACGCTTGTAATTTTTCTATATTCTTTTCGTCATATGCGCTAGAGGCAGATTTCAAAATCCCTCTTATTTGATAGTTTTTTAATTGTGCACCTATCATTCTTCCGAATATTTTCCCGTAATCTTCGAATAGACTTTCTACAAAGTGTGTCACTTTATTGTTGTTGTACTTTAAATATATGACCTCTTGCATTGTGAAAGTACGTTGATAAGTATAATCTTTAACCGTTACATCTTTGAATATATCATCATACAAAGCGTACTCTTCTCTGTAAAAGCTATCTGCGATAAGTAATTCTTTGCTGTCACTTACTACGATTAAAACCTCGTTATCATAAATTAGTTTATATATAACTTGTTGCCAAAAACTATCGCTTGATAAGTCAGTATTTGGTTTTATATTTAACTTGTAGTAAACATCATTCTTTTGAATTCTATTACCTTCCAATACTTTAAAATGACTTTGAGCGACAGCTCGCGCAACAAATTCAATACAACTATCAATCGCTAAACGTTTCACATACGCTTGTTGTGATAGATCTTCTATCATATCTAAATCAAGCATATATGTTATATCTTTCCTAGTTTTAAATATCTTTTCTAGAATACTCATGTCTCACCTCCTCTATTAGAAATCTATACTCATTAATGCATCAAGCGCTTTAGACATGTCTTTGTCTACTATATCGTCTGCTCTATATAATGCGTGAACAAAAGCCATGAACCCATCGGTTTTTCTTCTATTTTCATCTTTTTTAATATATTCTTTATTACCATCGGGTTTAACCTTTACTGCAACATTATTAGTAAACCAACGCATCAAAGGATTGTCTCCATATATTACGTTATGTTTCGCAAACATTGTATCGATACGTGGTGCAAGTAATCCATGTATTGCTTTTGGATTTCTAAGTACTTCAAGTTTTATGCCAGCATCCTCAAACGCACGTCTTACAATATCAGTTCTATAATTATCAGCTATGACTTTTTCAAGCCCATATTTTTCTCTAGCCTTTAAAAACCAATCAACTATATATTCAATTTCAATGACATCATCATCTACAATGGTCAATAATCCCATTTTTTCCCATTCTTTAATAGGTGGCTCTAATTTGACATCATCCAAAAACCCTTGTCTTACAAAAGAATGTCCTAACCAAATATAATCGTCGTTCTTTCGAAATAGTAGCCCTACACTTGCGAAATCTCGGATATTTGCAAAGTCTAAACCACCAATACACATTTGATTATCTAAATTTGGTATCTCTCTATTAGTCGCTAGTATTTCTTTCCATGGTGCTATTACTTTTTCAAGGTCAACTTCAGGCAAATTCATTCGCTTAGTCATGAATTCGGGCTTATTTGAACGGTTGAATGGTAAATCGTTATATTCTTCTTCAATCGTACTTAGCAGTGTTTTAGCGTATTCTGATAACGGTTTATGTAACATTGGGTTCGCCTTTTCCCACGTCTGTCTGTCATCAACTTCTTTTGGATCGTCTAACTTACAATAAAAAGCAAACAATCTACTATTTTTAACCTTGCCACTTAATACACTTGCAATTTTGTGCTTCATTGCATCGATATAACCCTCTCTAACAAAACCATCAGTACTTATATAAAACGTTCTTCTATTTTTCTTTTTACCTAATCCACCACGTTTGACGTTTACCATTTCAGGACCAAAGAAATAATGAATTTCATCAAAAATAACACACCCCTCACGTCCACCGTCTTTGGTTTTTGTGTTTGATGTGTTATATCGAATAACCGATTTAGTTGCACGGTTTATTATTTTTGCTTTACTAACTTCATAAGGAGCTTTTGGCGTTTTACCCGTCTTATTTCGTTTGTTATCCATTAAAACGGTTCTGATTTCATCAAACGATGTTTTTGCTTGATCTTCACTATTAGCAACAATGGAGATGTGATATTCTTTAACTCCGTGTAAGGGCGTAGAAAGAAAATCACTAATAGCACTTATTAGACCGTTTTTCCCGCCTCCACGTCCCATGAAAATAGCAAATTCTGTAAAGAAAGCTTCATCTGTATTTTTATCTATAAGAAATATATTAGCTATGATAAACCTTTGAAATGGTAATGTTGGAAAATACCATTTTTCAATAAATTTGATACAATCCTCGATTTTCTGTTCATCAAAATATACATCATCTCGTGAATATATATGTTTTTGTAGATAATTAAAGAGATCAATTCTTTCTTTATTTAAAATTATCTTTCCTTGTTTCCACAAATTTATATATTCATCAACGTATTTATTACTAATCATAGGTAATCATCAGATGGCGTTTCTGTGTCTTCTTTCTCTTCGGGCAATAAATCCGATAATTGTTTGATTATTTTTTGATATGCAGCATCTCTAGCATTAAATAGTTTGGCTACTGGTCTTTCCCTTTCATATGGTGGCGCCTTTTCAGATTGAGTAAATAAATCATAGTCACCTTTTTCTTTTATGTCTTCCCACATGTAATCAAGCATTACACGTAGCCTTGCTGCTTGAATAATTAAACCATCAACTACTTTTAATTTATTGCTAGGTATGTCTTTATATAATACTTGCAGCCTTTCTTTTTCTTTAAGCACTAAGTTTTCATCAACTATAATCTCCATTTCATCACCTGCCTTAAAATGGTTATAAGAGGGGGGGTTATACATGGATTTTTAAAATTATCGCGAAGTCGAGCCCCTGCTCGTTCCCCAAGTATTTTGATCGCTTTTGATTTTTTTGACCCGGGGGTATTTACCATTTTTCGTCTTTCCATTTATTTTCTTTTTTTATAAATCTCTTTTCTTTTTTGTTGTGACATTTAATACACAGTGTTTCTAAATTGTTTAAGTCATGAGCAAACTCCGGATGATGTTCTAGCGATAATATATGATCTACATCCAACGACTTATGTTTGCTTTTGTCATATGTCGTTAACTTGCCGTCTCTCTTACATTGTTGACATTCATAATTATCTCTTTCTAGTACTCTTTTTCTTGTTGTTTGCCATTCTTTAGACTTATAGAATCGTATACGTTCGTCTTTAGTCATCATAATGTTTCACCTTATATAACTTAAGTAGTATCAAGACGCATCTATACTTGATGTGTAGTAATGTATTTACAATTAGTTTGAACATGTTCATACCTCATAAATAAAAAGACACATCACATAGTAATGCGCCTCTTGTTCATGCGTCGTATTAGCATTTAATAACTTTAAATATTAATCTGATACTAACATAATAAACTGTTTTAATGCGGACTTACATAGGGTAAAAGTCCGCTACACATAACCAATATACTTTGCTAACTTATCGATCAGTGCATTCCTTCTACGTAATATACTTGTCTTACTTGTACCAAAGTAATGTGCTATATCTTCCCATTCATAACAACCAATAGGACAATCCCAATATCTAAACCTTAATAACTCAAGCGTATCCTCATCACTTTCATCTATCAATCTATCTACACCGTTAACTATATTTCTTAATGTATTGTACCTGTTATCACTAAACTTCTTTATTGCACATCGTTCAATCGGATTACCCGGCAAATTACTTTTGCCAGCTCCCGCATTATCTGGTTCATGACTTTCAAGTAATTCATATTCTCGCATCTTCAACTCTCTTCGATAGTTATCGATGTGCTGAATGTATTCTTCAAGCTTTTTGATATCGTGTTTCTCAATCTTTATCATTCAATGCAATACCTCCGATAATATAAATTACTTTTTAATATCGTTATTCATTCGCTTTAATTTAATCCTGTATTCTTCTAACCCGTTGTATCCTTTAGTTTTAACTACTTCATCAAGTAGATAATCATTCATATATCTGAGTGCTTGTATCTCTCTTGCACGATCACTATTAATACTGATACAAACTAATAGCAATATAGCAAATACGATAGTCATAGTAATCCACATCATTTAAATCTCCTCTTGTTTAAATTAATAATAATTCTTTCTTTTATCGAAGTTCTGTTTCTTCTAAACTTTCAGTCTCGATAGTCTCTTCAATCATGCCAGTGTATGTGATTTGAACATTAAATTTTTTCATTTTCCTGTTCCTCCTCATATTTATAGACAACTTGCCCCGTCATAATCCCTACTGCTTCATCAAGTTCAATACCTTCTTTAACTGAATGTTGAATAGCATTTGTCATTCCCTCAAGTATTTCATCAAACGCTTGTGCTTTCTTATACACGTCCTCAATCTCTTTTATCAATCCCTCTGTGTCATTGCCGTTATACGCACTAGCACTGATCACTGATTGTTCTATTTGTTCACGGTTATCCATTTGTGTCATCCTCCGTAAAAATTTTATTGTTTAATTCCATCCCAAATTTAACTCTTTCATCATCGTTGCCGAATTCGTTTATTAAATCTTTTTCAACGCTCTTGCAATACCTATCCCATGCGCTTGCTTTCTTCTCTAGATCTTTGTTACGTTCTCTTAACTTACCTATATCCCCAATAAGCTCATCTCGTTGCTTCTTGTACTCATCACGTTGTTTTCTCATCTTCTTCAACCTAGCGTCCATTACACCTAGTTGGACCCCTGTTTCATAGTTCATTCTGTTACCTCCAATAAATGTGATGATTCAAATATGTTGCCTTTAACCTCACAGTCATATCTAAGGAAGGATTTTATGTCTATATACTCAAAGTAATCATTTTCGGAGACTGCGCCCTCAAACATAAAATCTTTTAATTGAATACCATTTACAACATCAATAGATATTACTGCTCTATTAATTGTTCCTATTACAGATTCATCGTCTGGCATCTCTAATATTTCATCTTCAAACTCAACTATATCTCCCGCATATATTTCGTTGTTGTTTTTGTCTTTAAGTCCTGTACTTTGCATAAGTTCTACATCTTTAAAATCTCTTGCATGTATTAAAGCTTCTGCTTCCGCGTAGTTTTCATAGTGAACTTCAGTCTCAATGAAGTCGAATCCTACAACATCGTGTATTCTTCCTGTATATTCGTCCCACACTCGATATTTCGGCATCATACTACTACCTCCACTTTTTCGACCTCTATGCTTGCAGTTTTAATTCTCATCATTTTCATCTCCTCTAAAATAAAGTTAGTTGCTTCTGTTCCTCGTATTCCAAACCATGTTGCTTTATATATGTTTCAAGCTCTTCCGCTGTATCAAATGTCTTTTTCACGCCTTGCCAACCTGGCACGATATGCCCATGAAAGTAATAAGTGCCGTTCACTACATGGATATGTGCCACTCGTTCGTTATCCTGATACAGATATCTCTTAGATCCGAAAAATTGGTTTAAGTATTCTTTACATGCGCTATCGGTTTTAGGCATTTATGCTTCCTGCCATTTCTTAAACATTTGGTTATAAGTAGTATCAAACCAGTACGGATCACGTGAATGTTTTTGAGGCACATTAAACAAATGTGGCTTCTTTCTTCTTAGCTCAGCCTCTTTCTTTCGCTCTCTTTCCAATTTGCGTTCGAGTCTAGCTTGTTCCAGTCTTTCTATTGTTTTCTTTTCTCTGTACTCGCTTAAACGCGTACCTTCTGGTGCGTCCATTGCTTCATGTAGTTCCCAACCGTCTTTTACTCTCTTAGAAACCATTCCAGCGGTTATACCGTGACTTTCTATTAATTCCATTTCAAATTTACTGAACCTATAAGGTTTATCGTTTATTGTTACAATTCTTGCTTTTCTCGCCATTTTATCCACCTCTTATATTTCTTCTATTCGTATGATTATTTTGGGCTCAATTCCATAACGCTTTGAGCTAGTTATTTCTGTAATTTGGTTATCGTCTTTCCATACATGGCCATTACAAGCATCTAATACCGTTTTAATTAAGTTGTCGATATCCGGCTTAGTCACTTTATACTGCCCAACCATTTCGTTTTTCTTTTTCTTCGACCATGATTTAAGCAATGGAAAGTAAAACTCTAATTCAATTTTTAATACATTTTCTAGATTTAGCTTTGGCATTTGATTTTGTAAATATTTTTTATGTTCTGTATATTTTGTAGGCATATATGTGTGTGCATATCTACCTGTATTACGAAAGCGTGGACGAGGCGACCCCATCGGCGCATTAAACACTTCATTAAATTTAATTTCTATTTCCATGTAATCCCTCATATATATTCAAATAAGCTTGTTTGGTGTCCTAACTCCATTTGTTCATTATCAATAAGTGTTTTTAATTCATAATCATCTAAGTACCAACGTCGACCATTGAATTTTGTATGTTTTAATCCAACAACTAAATGCCGTCCATCTTTAAAATGTGGTGTAACTGAAAACATTTTGTTGCCGTCATGATCAAATAGATAGTATTTATCAAATGCATCCATTTTCAATCACTCCCATTTGCTATTTAGACGCTTAATAAAAGCTTCTCTGTCTTTCTCAAGGTTTTCATCTACTTCCGGCGTTTTCGTTTCTCTCGTGCTGTCTGTGAGCCATTTGGGTGTTTTTTCTTTTGATTGTTTAACGAAAGGTTTATAATTTTGTTTTTTGCTTTCAAGTTGTTGCTTTTCAAATGCACGTACTTGTTCAATAGATTTCAAGTTTGCATTAAGCCATGTATTCAAAATGCTTTTAGCATATCCCCAAGTAACTTTGTTTCTATCTTTAGCGATTTTAAGTGATGCGGTAACTATTTGATCTGAATCATTTTCAAATGAATCAAGATAATAATTTAAATCGTCTAAATTGTAAGGAGTTATGAAACCGAATCCGTTATCTTGGAAGAAGTCGAAGGCGGTTACCTTCTTCTTCTCATTATTCACATTCTTTTCATTATTATCTTTATTATCATTATTGTTTGTGTTGGTTTGATGTTGTTTTGATGTTGGGTTGATGTTTGACTGATGTTGTTTTGATGTTGGTTTGATGTCGTTTTGATGTTGGTTCCTGCCCTGCTCACTTTGATAAAAGTCATAATTGACAATGGTTATAAGGGTATATTTTGATGTTGTTTTGACTTCTAACATTCCATCACTCTCGAGTAAGTCAAGGAAGGTTTTCACTTTAAATCGTGACCAGTTAAAAAGGTCAGACAAGGTCAAAATCGATGTTAATCTTTGTCCTCTTTCTACGGTTACAATTTGGTTTCCAATAGGCACTTTTGCCTTTGAATGATTCGCTTCCATGAGTAAATATATCCATGCTTCAAACTTTGAAAATGTTCTCTTTTCTTTAAATAGCCAATGATTTTGAATTGAGCGATCAATACTTATCCAACCAGTCATATACACACCTCACTTTCAAACCGGTTAAATTAGAATGGTAAATCATCGTCATCTATTTCAATCGGACCATTTGCATTCGCAAACGGATTATCTTTTACTGGTTTGTTATTTGAATATTGCGATTGTCCACGTGTTTGTTGTACTTGTTGTTGGTATAAATCTTGTTGAGTGTCATTTGAGTTTTTCGGTTCTAAAAATTGAATACTATCAGCAATAACTTCCGTAACATATACACGTTGACCTTCCTTATTTTCATAATTCCGCGTTTGTAACCTACCATCTACGCCCGTCAACGATCCTTTAGATAGGTATTTATTAACGTTCTCTGCTTGTTTTTTAAATACGATGACATTTATAAAGTCTGCCTCGCGCTCGCCTTGTGCATTTGTAAATGTACGATTAACTGCTAATGTGAATGATGCTACATTTACACCACTTTGAGTGGTCCTTAATTCTGGGTCTCTAGTTAAACGACCAACTAATATTGTTCTGTTTATCATTTATAAACCTCCAACATAAACGGGCACGCCCGTCACTTTTTGTATTTCACTTTTAATGTATTTTGCATTTGAATTTTGGCTACTTAAATGAATTAAATGTATTTCTTCGAGTCTAGTTAAATCATTTGCTTTTAACATTCCGATAGCATGTTCTAAGCTAAAATGAGACTCCATAATTCTATTTGCTAATGTGCTGTGCACACTGCCGTTTTTTATGTTTTCCTGTATTTGTTCATAGATATAATTAACTTCTAACATCATGTGCGTAATGCCGTTAAATTTGTATTTCAAATACTTTGTATCAGTAACATACAGAACCTTATAACCTAATGTACTTTGTAATAAGAAAGCCACAGGCTCGTTAGCATCATGTTCGATGTCAAACGGTAGAATTGACCATGTGCCTATTCGCAGCTCTTGCTTTGCCTTAATCGTGCATAAGCGATGACTTTCAAAATTCATAGCTTGTTGTGTTCCAGCAGTCATATAGCTGATTACACCATTGTCGACAAACTGCTTTGTGTACTTTGCATGATCACCATGTTCGTGTGTGATAAGACACCCTGCTATATGTCTTGTTTTATATTTGAAATGCTTTTGAACACGTTCAAATTTTATTCCTGCCTCAAGCAGTAACGTAGTACGTCCATCATTTAAGACGTAGCAGTTACCACTTGAACCAGTTGCTATTGTTTCAATTAAAATGGCTCTTCTTCGCTTTCTTTTTCTGTTGCAGGTTCTTTTATTTCTTCAAAGTCAGATACATCAATAGGCTTATCATTTTCTAATTCTGTGTATTGTGCTTCTTCGAGAACTGGTTGTTCAAAGTCCAATTGTTCTTGATTTGCATTTTCTTCAACTTCTGCGTCTAACACTTCTTTGCGTTGACGTTGTTCGGATTCTTGTGCATATTTGAAAAGATTGCTATCTGTTGATGTGTTGATATAACGTTTAGCAGCTCTATTGATAACTGTTTTTTTAGCCATTTCTTCTTTGAAATTATTATGTGTTTTAGAATTTTGTAATGCTTTTTCATCTTTAATCATTGATGACTGCATCCATGCTTGTTTAATTTGTTCAATAGTCATGACTTCAATATAGTTATCTCGTCCATCATTAAATACGATTGTGCAGTACGCACCGATAATGTTTTCTTTGTCGATGTTAAAGAAGTCTTGTTCGTGTTTAATCGCTTTGATACGTCCTGTTTCTCCCATTTCTTGCTTGAATGTATCGCCTTTATAAATCACTTGAGCAACAACATCTTGAGCACCTGCATCACGTTTTAACATCATTACATTACCGTGATAGCTACGTTGTAACTGCATTTTGTTGCCGTAAGGAATAAAGTAGCATTGATTTTTAGCTGGATTTAAACCTTGCGTTACCATGTCTAATAAGGCATTTGCTTTGCTTGTATCGTTACAACTCATTAATTTGTTATCTTGGCTGATTTGTAACCATGCTTGTTTCATGGCATTACTTGGTGAATAATCATTTGGCAATTCCAAATTGCCTTGTGACTCTAAAACTCTCACTTTGTTTAATACGTTGTCAGATACGTTCTTTTCTTGTACTAATTGTTGTTCAATAGTTTGTAATTTATTATTTTCAGTCATTTTATATAGTCTCCATTCTTAATTTTTTATCTTGTTCATTTACTATCAATTGAATTTGTTGTGATTCTGTTTTGATAAGCTCTGTTACTGATTCAGCATTATCAATAAATATTGGCGCTGTAACTTTAAAATGTTTTGACAGTGTATTGATGATATCTAAGCCAACATTAATTCTTGAGGCGTTATTTAAACCGCTGTCGTATTCGACGCCGTTAACCGTTGTGGAACATGTTTCTTCTAATTCGCCGTTAACTAAGGTATTGAATAACTTAAATTCAGCAATCTCAAATTCATTATTGATATTTTCAGTAAGCATTTTGACTTTTGTTGTTGTAAATTCTTTTAAGATATAAAGGTCATGTGAATACTTTTCTTTTTCATCCAATAATCTATCTTCTTCATTTCTTAATTCAGAAATAACATCATCTAGATGTTTATTTGATTTTTCGATTGATCTTGACACTTCAATTTCTGATTTTTCTTGAGTAAGTTCGCTTATTTTGTCATCTATTCCTGAAACTTTATCTTGAATAGTTTTCCTGATGTTTGAGCGTTTTTGATTAATTTCATTTATCTCTAACATTACTGCTTTGTATTCGTCAGTTTGTGTAACGTCAACGTGAGTCGTTTTTAACTTATTAATTTTGTTTTGTATTCTTGCTGAACGCTCTTCTGCTTCGTTGATTTTAATTTGAAGATTATTATTGTCATCCTCTAACTTCTCGATGATTGGCTTTATTTTCTTGCCTTCTGAAATAATGTGATTGATAGATGTTTGTATTGTTTCTAATTCTTTCGATTTGCTAGCATTGAATTTCTGCAATGCTTTTTCTCTTGCCTCATTCACTTGTTCAGCTGGTAACTGTTGACCACAACAACTACATACATTGTCATCAAGATATTCAAATTTTTGATTTTTAGCTTTTTCTAAATCACTTTTTAATCCTTTATGATTTTCTAATAATTGATTACGTCTATTTTCTTCATGTGCGATTTGTTGTTTGTTTTGATTTAATCTTGTTTTAAGGTTCGCAACCGTTCCATTTTCAACGTGTAACTCATTTGTTAAAGTATGGATTTTGTTCTCATTACTTGCGCTGTTATTGTCTTCAATGCGCTTCAATTCTGATTGTTTATCAGCTAATTGATTACGCAAATTAATTTCTTCTGCACCGTTTTGAATATCTATACGCTCATTTTCAAGTTGCTCAATTTCTTGTTTGATAATTGCGTATCTATCATTATCGAATTCAGGTACATCCTGCTTATTTTGTTGTGTTTGGTTAATACGTATCGGAATATCTTTGATATCTTTGTTAATCTGTTTTATCTTGTCCGTAAGAATCTTTTTCTTTGTTTCAATTTCATGATCTCCAAGAATATTATTTAATTCTTTAAAATCATCATTTGTTTTAATGACATCCTCATCATTGATTGGTTTAGCAATTTCAAACAACAAACTTCTTCGCTTCTTCCAATCTAGTAAGTTAAATGCTTGAGGGTTCGTAATTAACTTGAATACATCTTCATCAATCAGTTCATCAATACGAGCTTTATAATCCTTTACTTTTATTGATTCATCATTGATATATTGTTTCTTCGTTCGACTTCGTGAGTATTCCTTGCGATTCGTTTTTTGATTTATTGTGTATTTAGGATGTGACTCTTTTTTAAAAGTCGTAATTTTTCCGTCGATTTCAAATTCTGCGAAAACAGTCGGAATTAACTCATAATTTTCTTCGTTTTTTTCGTTTAAAGGTACAGGGTTAAATGATTTGGTTGATCCGTCCAAACCTTTATCGAAAAGCAGCCATTGTAATGCGGTTGCTGTTGTAGTCTTGCCAGTCGCATTATTGCCGTATATTTTTGCATCTTTACCGTCAAAGTTAAATTTTTCTTCTTTGATTCCAGCAAAGTTCGATATAGTTAACTTATTTATTTTCATATCTTTCCTCATGCTCCTTTTTTAATCTTTCGGTGACCTCTTAACACCTCGATAATTAAATTTTTTATTCGTTCGTGGCTGTCCGGATTGATTTCATGTATCTGTACAAGCTTATTGTTCGTTTTGTAACTGTCGTGATAGTGCAAGAAATTAATCGATAAGTATCCGTGATGATTACGTTCAATTTCCAATAATGCTCGTTGGTTTGACAAAGTATATTCGTCGAATAACGTCTTAAAAATATTCAATATATTTCTTTCTGTATCTCTCATGCTTATACCTACCATCTCATGACTAAGTTAATTAGCCTGTCTCTTTCGTCTGTGTTCTCTTCAATCCATTCATAAATAGATTGATTTAATATGTCTAATGCTGTGTATAGATCATTCTCATCTGTTATATTTATACCGTCGATAAATCTATCTTCTAAATCTAAGACATTCACTAGAATGCTGTAATCTTGTTTCTTAACTGCTAATTTAAAATCGAATCCGTCTACATTAATTACTTTTTGACATACATCGCCAATTTTGTAGTACATTGTTGACACTTCCTTTATTTCGTTTTATATTGAATATGCATTAATTTTCTAATTGTTTAGACTGTTACTCATTGCCGTGAGTAACAGTTTTTTTATTCTTCATAAAAGTATTCCTTATAAAATATGAATGTTGCGATACTTGCGAATCCCGCAATCGACCATGAAGTAGTGAAGTATAGAAACGGCATAAGTACAATTGCTAAGACTGTAAAGCACAGTACTGCTACTAGGTAGCTTTTATAAATGTTGCTCATTTTATTCTCTCCTTATATATTTCATTGAAATGCTCATCGACGAATTTATTCATCTTTCTTGCGTTAAATCTCCAGCGATTAAAATTCTCATCAGGGTAATGCACAATTCCTTGCGCTCTTAGTTCTTTTTCAAATCTAGGATGAAATAGTAATCTGTCCTTGATAGTCTCATCAGATGCAATTTTTAATTTCTTCTTTAAGTCACTCATGTTCCATACAGGGTCTAATGAATAACCAATTAGCTCATCATATTCATCTTTTGTGATAAGTACATGTGTTTCAGGTATTGGAACTGTTACGTTTAAAATATGTGGCATTTCTATCTTTCCTTTCGTGTATAATGTTGTTATCTCCTAGTGAAAGGAGGTGATATTGGTGTATATTGATCCTTTAAAAAATGTTCGTTTTTCTATTAATAACGTAATTAGTAATGTTGAAATTTCTAAAAGTATGGCAATTAAACAATCTTTAAAACCTAAGTACCAATTAGATATAATTAATAGAAACAACATAAATTTATTTTCTGACTTCAAAGTAGACTTTCATCTAAACAACTTAATTGAAATGAATTTTAATTTGCGTAATTCTTTTTCATCTCTAACATTTCAAAGAAATTTATTTTCTGAAGAAACGATAAAATCTTTTAAGGAACTCTATAGGTTTGATGATGAGATTGTACTTCAAGCACAACAGACCATTAGAGATTTTTATATCAATCCAACTGCTATCTCTACTTTGGCTGAAGCCATCAATTCGACCTATCCAATAAATGAGCAAAGTACCTACAAGAGACACGATGAATTTGTCAAACGTATCGAAAATGATTTTCCACATCCTTTCAAAAAGTTAATAAGATGGTCTAATGGCATTGCAGCAGGTGCTGACATTCAAATCTTTGTAACAAACTATATAAACGAGAACGATTTACATATTCAAAATTCATTGATAGTTGCTATAGTTTGTTTATTAAGTTTTTTATCGACCTATTGTTCACATTCTAAAAAGTAATAATAAGGCCTAATTTAGTTAACCTTCTTTAACAACTCTGCAACTGCTCGCAACAATTCAGGGTTGTTACTTCTTTCTAAACAGTAACTAGCATGCTTTAGTAATTTGAGTTTTAATTTATTTTTTTCTTTCGCGATTCTAAATTTTTGTAACATTTGTTATGCCTCCTTTGCATTTCCAAAAATTTAATCTAACTTAAATTCTTTTCCATCTATTAATCCATAAAAGTTATTTTTTAAATGCGGATGTCTTTCAAGCGTCATTTCAATAAAACGCGGGTCTATCATTAAGTCGTAGCCATCGTTGTATTAAATATTAACGGGTCGTCTATTACCTTCTTCGTCATAGTAGTAATAGATGACTTTTTTGTTTTGAGCTTGCATTGTTCGTTCCTCCTATTAAGATGTTTGTTTTTCTCCTAAAAACTTATTAACAAAGTATTGTTGTCCTTTGCCTGTTACTTTTGGCGTCTTACTAATTGATGTGTGACCGTCCGAATGTGTGATTGATGTTTCTTTAATTTCGAATAACTCACGTTCCATTGAATACTGTGTAGGCATGTTATAATCCACACCCTTGCGTTTAATAAGGAATCCGTTTTGACGTAACCACTCAAACAATCTGCGTTGCCCGATGTTTATACCGTTTTGTTTAATGATCTTTGCTAACTCTCCAACTAAAATTGATGTCTTAGTAGTAGCTACTGCATCTGCAAATACAATTTTTGGTTTATCACGTTCAATCTTTGTTTCTAATTGATTGATTGTGTTGTTAGCAATTTTTAAAGCACGTTGCATAATCATTTCTGGGCTGTTCCATGCTTTTTCAACTTGGATGAAGTATTGTCTTGCACGTTTACCAGGTTCACTGCGTTGAATCATTGCGATTTCTTTTGCAGTGTCTAGTGTGAGTGCGTGGTCAGTTTGATTCTGACGACCTCCTAGTGGGTTATGGACAAAAATGTCCGTGACTACATAATCGATATTTTCTTCAAATCCGTAATCACTCATTCTTTCAAACCATTTTTTGTATGGAGTCTTAACCTCTAATGCTTGATGAAGTTCTCGACCGCTGATTGCGATTTCTCCATTTTCTTTTTCTTGTATGTTGAACATTTCGCCGATGTTCGATTTTGTTTTTAATGCTTGCATATTGTTTATGCTCCTTTCGTGTATAATGTTGTTATCAACCTAAGGAGGTGATAAGTATGGACATAATCGCGATTTGTATCGCAATTTTTAGTTTCTTACTGACTGCACTTAAATATTATTTAGACTATATGAAAGATTCTCTTAACATCGATGTTATACCTACCAGAAGCTTTAATTACTTGGTCGATGACAAATCAAGTTACAACGATATAACATTTATTAATTTCACAAAGTTTCCCATTTCTGTTATTGACGTTGAATTTGATATTAAAAATAAAGTAAATGAACAAAAAACGTTCAAACCTATACGATATAAAGATAAAAACTACTCCATTCCATTTACTTTAGGACCTTATGAAAGTGTAGAATGTACTTTTTTGCTCGAAGAATATCCAGTGATATGGGAATGGGATGTGACTATCAAAGTCACTACCAACAAAGGAATCTATATAAAGCCTGTTATCATAGAATCGCGGACAGAACACCGAGAATCAGAGCCACAAGTGACAGAGTTAACATCAGCAAATAAGGTAAGTGCTCTTTCCAACCCCAAGGATGGTTTTTTAAAGAAGTTTTTATATCATTTAAAACCTTAAACATTTAAAATCCTCCCTTTCCGTCACTCTTTAATTGGAGTGGCGTTGATTTTTTCGTCTAACTTTTTCAATGCTAATTTGTAAATAACTGAAGCATGTTCGGTTTTAAAATGAGATTCAGCAATAATTTTCAATGTTTCTAATTTATTTCTTGCATCACCGTATGTGGTACTTTCTGATAGAACACCTTCTAAAATTTGTTGAACTCGATAATCTAAAAGTTTTAAGTCTTTATTGATGCATTGTTCGACACACTCTTCTTTGGTTAACGTGATTTGTTCCATTGTGTCCCTCCTTAAGTTCATATAACATGAACTTTTTCTTTAAAAAAATATAAGTGTATTTTCTCTACCGGTATATCTAGTAGTTGTATAGCTTTCCATATTTCACTGTCTTTCCAACCAACTTTACCGTTGAGTTTTAAGGATAAACTTCTCTCTGACAATTTCATAGCAATTGCAAAATTGTACTGAGTGCCATACTTTTCTACTATTTTCCCGCTCAAACGTGAGTAGTCGTAACACATAAAAGCACCTCCTCTTAAGTTCACGTATCATGAACTTAACTATACTTTACACCTTGTTTTGAATCAAGTCAATACAAAAATTCATGATTTATGAACTTTTTTGTTGAATTTTTGTTCAACAAGCTTTATTATGAAGTTATCAAACGGAGGTGCACTAAATGAGAGAAAAAGTTTCAAATAGACTTAAACACATTATGAAAATAAGAAACTTAAAACAAGTAGATATCATTAATAAATCGAAACCTTATCAAAAGAAACTAGGTATATCTTTAAGTAAAAGCACTTTATCTCAATATATTAACGACGTACAATCACCCGACCAAGATAGAATTTACCTACTTTCTAAAACTCTGAACGTTGGTGAAGCGTGGCTTATGGGGTATGATGTAGATTCTTATCGAGTTCCTGATGAAGAACGTCAAGATGAAACGATAATGTCAAAAATCAATAACATATTTTCTCAACTCACACCTCCCCGCCAAGAAAACGTACTTAACTATGCAAATGAACAATTGGAAGAACAGAATAAAGTCACTTCTATAGATGGATATAAAGAGTCTAAACTAGTATCGTATATTGCATGTGGTGCAACTGGTGCTGGCATAGGAGAAGAATTATATGATGACATATTGCATGAAGAAGTATTTTTTAAAGAAGACGAAACGCCATCAAATGCTGATTTTTGTATTTTAGTTAATGGTGATTCAATGGAACCTATGTTAAAACAAGGAACATACGCTTTTATTAAGAAAGAAGATTCTATTAAAGATGGTACAATTGCACTCGTTGTATTAGATGGAGTAAGTCTTATCAAGCGTGTAGATATATGCGAAGACTATATTAATTTGGTATCTCTAAATCCGAAGTATGATGATATCAAAGTCGCTTCGTTTAGTGATATTAAAGTAATGGGCAAAGTTGTATTGTGATTAATAACGTATATTTAGCGCTTTAATATAAATATAAACAAAGGAGAAATTGACATGAAAAAAGCAATCTTAACTTTAAGTCTTATATTTATTACCTACTACCTCACTTTTAAATATATGTGGATTAAAGAATTGAAGTATTAATCATGCTTATTTGAAAAAGACGTCTATTTCAGCAGTGTTTGAAAGGAAGTTTATAATGAAAATAACTAATTGCAAAATAAAAAAAGAAACTATAGTATATGAAGTTTTAACTAGTGGTAATCAACCATTCACTTATGAGTTACCTAAAGATTTATCGTCACATAATGCGCGTAAATACTTGGAATTTATTTCACAAAAAATAGATGGAGATAAGTTAACCAAAGAAGATTCATTATGATTTTACTAAACAAAAAACGCCTACAAGTGTAGACGTTGAATGGTGGTGAGAATTTTATGGCGGATAAAAACAAAAAACAAGAAGCTACTCGTAGTAACCCAATAAACAAAAGTTTTGAAAAGCCGGGTGCCAGCGAAAACTTAAAAAGCACTTTATCAGAAAAAGCTAAGAAAAAAGATTAATATTCATTCATTAAATATAAATCCAATTTAATTTGTTGTTTAAGGTCTACAAGTGTATGTTTAATATACAATTCATCGTTTGACGGTAAATCAGATACTTTGAAATCTTGTCGCTCAACCTCTAGTAAATCGAAATCGCTACCAGCTGAATTATAGGTTTTAAGTTCACCCTCTTCAATGATTCTGTTTTCAAAGTCTTTAATAACTATAAGTACTGGTTTACCGTTGTTATTAAACAACTTGTCTCTTTTGTCTAATAAGCTTATACAATCCAAATTCATAAACTTTCTTGTTTCATTAATTAACCAGATAATGAATTTAACAATTAAAGGATTAAATACAAGCACTGTTAAAACAAAAATAATTAGAAACCAAATATTTGCTTTTAGACCTGTAAGCAACTGAAGTAAACTCAAATTTTTTAAATCAACATTATTAAAAATTATAAAAGTATAAAACCATATCAAACATGTTTCAATAGAAAAAATCAATAATACAGGAGTATTGATAATCTTGTTTTTTTCACTAACTAAACCTATCATTGTTAGATATTTATATGGTATGTAACCTAAAACTCCTGTAAGAAGAAGCGCCCCTAGAAATTGAGTCATCTTATCACCTACTTTTTATTTTATTATAACATATTTAGTACCTAGTACTAAATTTTGGGTAGCCCACCTACCCTTATTATTTTTTACAAATTTACAGAACGTACGTTCCTACAGGAGGTATAAACATGTGGATTGAAAAATTTAAAAACAAAAATAACGAAACTAAATACAGATATTACGAGAAGTACAAAGATCCATACACAGATAAATGGAAGCGCGTAAGTGTTGTGTTGAACAAGAATACAAAACAATCTCAAAAAGAAGCAATGTTTCGTTTAGAAGNAAACAAAAAACAAGAAGCTACTCGTAGTAACCCAATAAACAAAAGTTTTGAAAAGCCGGGTGCCAGCGAAAACTTAAAAAGCACTTTATCAGAAAAAGCTAAGAAAAAAGATTAATATTCATTCATTAAATATAAATCCAATTTAATTTGTTGTTTAAGGTCTACAAGTGTATGTTTAATATACAATTCATCGTTTGACGGTAAATCAGATACTTTGAAATCTTGTCGCTCAACCTCTAGTAAATCGAAATCGCTACCAGCTGAATTATAGGTTTTAAGTTCACCCTCTTCAATGATTCTGTTTTCAAAGTCTTTAATAACTATAAGTACTGGTTTACCGTTGTTATTAAACAACTTGTCTCTTTTGTCTAATAAGCTTATACAATCCAAATTCATAAACTTTCTTGTTTCATTAATTAACCAGATAATGAATTTAACAATTAAAGGATTAAATACAAGCACTGTTAAAACAAAAATAATTAGAAACCAAATATTTGCTTTTAGACCTGTAAGCAACTGAAGTAAACTCAAATTTTTTAAATCAACATTATTAAAAATTATAAAAGTATAAAACCATATCAAACATGTTTCAATAGAAAAAATCAATAATACAGGAGTATTGATAATCTTGTTTTTTTCACTAACTAAACCTATCATTGTTAGATATTTATATGGTATGTAACCTAAAACTCCTGTAAGAAGAAGCGCCCCTAGAAATTGAGTCATCTTATCACCTACTTTTTATTTTATTATAACATATTTAGTACCTAGTACTAAATTTTGGGTAGCCCGCCTACCCTTATTATTTTTTGCCAATTTTGAGGAGGGAACGTATGAAAACACGTTGTTACGATGGTAAAAAATGGCAATATGAATTTAAGCATGAAGGAAAAAGATACCGTAAGAAAGGTTTTAGAACAAAGCGTGAAGCTAATTCTGCTGGACTAGACAAGTTAAATGAGTTAAGAAGTGGTTTTAATATAGATAACTATATAACTCTTGCAGAATACTTCGAAAATTGGATTAAAACATATAAACAACCTGTTGTTAAAGAAAATACCTACCGTCATTATAGAAATGCATTACAACATATACAAAAACATAAAATAGGTAAAATGGAGTTATCAAAGATAAATAGACAAGTTTATCAGAAATTCATAAACGACTATTCAAAAGAACACGCAAAAGAAACTATAAGAAAAACAAACGGTGCTATTCGGTCAGCTTTAGATGACGCATTATATGATGGACTTATTTTTAAAAACCCCGCTTATAAAGTTAATTATAAAGCCGGAAAACCTACGAAGTCAGAACAAGAAAAATTCATCTCGGTAACTGAATATGAAATACTAAAAGATCACGTCAGAAAGAAGAGAACTCGTTCATCATTAGCGCTATTCATAATGATTTGTACGGGTTGTCGTGTCAGTGGTGCAAGAAATATAAAGATTGAGCATATCAACCAAGTGAAAAACACTATATTTATTGACGAGCGAAAAACCGATACTTCCCCTAGATATATCAGTATCGCTAAATCTGATATGAAACACATTATGGACGTCATAAGTACATTTGCAATTAGCTATGATGGTTACATTTTCAAAGAAGCCGGATCTATAATTAACCTTCAGGCTATCAATAATGCTTTGAAATCAGCCTGTAGAGTCAATAATATACCAATTATTACATCGCACGCATTAAGACACACTCATTGTTCTTATTTACTAGCAAAAGGTGTATCTATACATTACATTTCTAAAAGATTAGGTCATAAAAATATAGCAATAACTACATCCGTGTATTCTCATTTGTTAGAAGAAAAATTTAATGAAGAGGACAAAAAAACAACTAAAATTTTAGAAAGTATGTAATTTAGGGACCCATTAGGGACTCCAAACCCAATAAATACTGTTGTTACAAGGTTTCTATGTATCCAAACTGGGGGCAATATAAACGCGCTGATTTAATCGGACAATCTTCTTATATTAAAAATAATGATGTCGTAATATTCAATGAAGCATTTGATAATGGCGCATCAGATAAATTATTAAGTAATGTAAAAAAAGAATATCCTTATCAAACACCTGTACTCGGTCGTTCTCAATCAGGGTGGGACAAAACTGAAGGTAGCTACTCATCAACTGTTGCAGAAGATGGTGGCGTAGCGATTGTAAGTAAATATCCTATTAAAGAAAAAATCCAGCATGTTTTCAAAAGCGGTTGTGGATTCGATAATGATAGCAACAAAGGCTTTGTTTATACAAAAATAGAGAAAAACGGTAAGAACGTTCACGTTATCGGTACACATACACAATCTGAAGATTCACGTTGTGGTGCTGGACATGATAGAAAAATTAGAGCTGAACAAATGAAAGAAATCAGTGACTTTGTTAAAAAGAAAAATATCCCTAAAGATGAAACGGTATATATCGGTGGCGACCTTAATGTTAATAAAGGCACTCCAGAGTTCAAAGATATGCTTAAAAACTTGAATGTAAATGATGTTCTATATGCAGGTCATAATAGCACATGGGACCCTCAATCAAATTCAATTGCGAAATATAATTACCCTAATGGTAAACCAGAACATTTAGACTATATATTTACAGATAAAGATCATAAACAACCAAAACAATTAGTCAATGAAGTTGTGACTGAAAAACCTAAGCCATGGGATGTATATGCGTTCCCATATTACTACGTTTACAATGATTTTTCAGATCATTATCCAATCAAAGCCTATAGTAAATAG